GGCGGCAATCGCATAGGCCGCCGAATACGCAGCATCGTTGGCCACCGCCCAGACGGGTTTCATGGCAGCCACCTCCCGCACGCGACGGGCCAACTCAAAGCTGCCCGAGGCTTCGCCACCCGGGGAGTCAATGTCGAGCAAGATGCCGTTGACCTGGGGGTCGACCAAGGCGGAGTCCAGCATCGCGGCGATCTCGCCGTAGGAAGTCAGGCCCGAGGCCGCCTCGATGCCCAGTGAGCGTTTGACCAGGGAGCCGTGGATCGGGATCACGGCAATGCCCTCGGGGGCGGTGGCTACAGGTGGCCGCTGGTACACCGCCATGTCCATGGTGGGCATACCAGCAACATCGGTCATGCCGATGCGCTGGCCGACCACGGACAGGATCACGTCCAACTTGGGGCGGTGAATGAGAAGTGGCGTCCCGAACAGGCGGGAGGCAAGGTAAGTCATGGTTGTGGGTCCTGGTTGTTGGGTGACGAAGCGCCAGACTCAGGGGTCTGCTGTTCTTCGGTCTGCGCGTCGTTCTGTGAGTCGTTCAGTGCGTCGTTCTGTCCGTCACTCGGTTGTGCCGACACAGCATTCGCTGCCTGTTCATGCCGGGCATCGGAGTCAAAGACCAAGCCCAGTGCATCGGCCCGAGCGTTATCTGCCGCAATCTCACGGTCCACGTCTTCTGCGTCGTAGCCATTGCCCGAGATGACCTCGGATCGGCTCATGAGACCCGCCCGGATGGCCAGCTTCATGGCGTTGAACTCCTTTTGCGGATCGACCCAGCTCCAGCCTTGCGGAATCCACTTGGCGGCCTGGTAGGTGCGGCGGTCTTTGCGGTAGCCGGGCAGATCCAGCAAGCCTTCGAGTACCGCCTGATCCATCCAGGCGCGCCAGATGGGTCGGCACAGTTGATGCACGATCACGCCGTGCTGCATGGCTTCGCAGCGGCGGCGAAACTCCAGCAGACCCGCCCGGATAGAGGAGTAGTTCACTTGCGTGAGATCACCCGTGAGCATCTCGTAAGTGATGCCCATGGCAGCGGCCACCGCGCGGAACTGCTGGCGCATGAATTCCGCATACGAGGAGCCAACATCGGCCGGCGCTGAGAACTTGATGTCCTCGCCCGGCTCCAGGATCTGCAGCGTGCCGGGCTCCATCCCCGCGAGCGCCACACCGTTGGCGTCAGCTGCTGACTCGCCCATCAAGTTGTCTTCGGGCGCCACTCGGGTGATAAAGCCGGCAAACATGGCCGCCGTCTTTTTGCGGACCAGCTCTGCGTCGTCGTACTGGTCCAGCTCGTTGAGCTTGACAAGTGCCCGCGTGAGCCACGGCTCACCCCGAATCTGACCGGGGCGCAAGGGACGGAACATGTGGATCACTTCACTTGCATCCACCCGCACCGTGTCCATACCGCCGCCGGCGCTACTGGACATGGGTGCCAGCAGCCCATCGTTGGGATGTGATCGGTACAGGTGGTAAGCCACCCGGCGACCGAGTCGGTCGAACTCGATGCCTGCACGAATCACATTCCCACCGGGCAAATCCCGGTTCATCGTGGTCGGCAGGTGCTCGGCTTCCAGCACCTGGATCTGCAGCGCCACCGGAAGACCATCTTCGCTGCGGCGGTAGCGCAGCCGGATCAGGGCCTCGCCGCCTTCGAGCATGGCGCGAGTAGCAAGGGCCTGCAGGCCGTAGAAGTCCGTAAGACCCGCTGCATCGGCCTGTGCGCACCAATCCCACCACAGGCTGTGGATGGCTTCGCGGTTGGTCTGGTCCTGCACCATGCTCTGGGGTTTGATACCCGTGCCGATGGCATTGGACACAAAGGCTTCAATACCAGCGGCCGCCCAGGCATTGCGCCGCACCAGATCGCGGCTCTTGGCGCGCAGTTCATCTTGCGCCAAAGCGAGTGCTGCAACCGCACCAGGATTCCCCGGCATCCAAGCCAAGGCACGGCGTCCACCACCGGTACCGTCATAAACGGGCGTGCCACCAAACATCCGGCGGCGCAGGTTTTTAAGCCAAGCCATCAGAGCGCCTTGACCGTGCTGACGCGGATCTGGCGCGTCTTGGTGCTGCCGGACTCTCGGGCAATGCTCGACTCCACTTCGGCAATCGCTGTCTTGAGATCGGCCACACTGCGGTATTCGATGCTCTTGCCCTCAAAGGTGACACGGTGCTCACCGCTGGCGAGCGCTGCTCGCAAGGCTTGCAAGTGTTCAGGGGTGTAAGTACTCATGAGACGTTCCTCAGTTCATCCACTTGCTGCGCACCACCCGACGCGCATGCGCAGGGGGGCTGGCAGAAGTGCTCAGGCCTGCGTCAAACTTCTGTTCTCGGGTGGCCTCGGGGGTGTTGATGGGAGTGGTTTCGGTGAGGGGACCGTTACCGAGTTGTTTTTCCAGTTCTTGCCAGTGCCGGTCTTCGAACCGATCCAGGCCTGCAGCGGCGGCGGCCGCGTGGGCGTAGACGTAGCAGTCGAGCGCCTCGTTGCGCTCACGCATCTTTTGCCACTCGCGGTGGGCAAAGCCGTTGCGGTCGCGCCGGGTGATCAGCTGCTCGGCACAGAGTTGCTGCAGGTATTCCGCATCGACCTTGGGCAGGTGCACGAAGCCAGCCGGGTAGATCGGCGTGATGCCGTCCTCGGCCACCTCGGCGCTCTTCCTCAAGTTGTTGTAGAACTCCAGCTTGGCGATGCCGCCAGCCACGGGGAACACCTTGATGCCCCGGCGCAGCTTCTTGCCACTGGCGGTGGCATCCACGGCCGTCGGCGTGCCGATCAGGGCGGCGCCCCCGGCAATGCCCTTGATCGGCATGAGCCGGGTATCGCGCACGCTGCGCACGAAGGCATAGGCCTCCTGGGTGGCGTAACCGGTGTCCAAGGCAAGGCGCGCCAGACTTAGCTGGCAGCCACTGCTGTGGGTCCAGGTCTCACCCATGAGCTTGGCCAGGGCGGACCAGACTTCGCTGCGGGCGGTATCCCCCATCAGGATCCGGTGCTCTACCAGCCACGCGGCTTTGCCCCGCCCGAAGGCCCAGACTGAGACTTCGATGCGGTCCTTCTGCACGTCGGCACCGGCGGTGAGCAGCAAGCCGCCAGCGGGCACGGTGCCGATGCGGTAATCCTCCCGGCGCTCCAGCAGACGCTGCCAGTCCGGCGCTTCACCCTCTTCGACCCAGGTCTCACCCAGTTCAGTGTTCTTGAAGGTCTTAATCGCTGAGGCCGAGCGGGAATCGGACATCGCGGCCGACTCCCAGGCGCGGGCAATCTCGATCCAACTGCGCCAGCCCACCGGGCTGTAGAGGCTCGACAGATGAAACCCCGCCGTGCGCCCAGCTTGTTCTGGCGCGCAGGCCTGCCACTGGCCGTTGTCCAACATCCAGGTCTTGTGGTGCTCAGCAATCGGCTGGCTGCAAGACTCGCAGTTGTAGGCCGCCGTTTCCGGGTGCCCGCGTTCCCAGCGCAGCTGCTCAAAGCGCAGCCACTGGCGGTGATCGCAATGCGGGCACGGCACGAAGTAGCGGCGCTGGTCGGATGCCTCAAACTCGCGCTCCACCGCACTGGCACCGGCAATCGTTGGCGTGGAGACGATCAGGATCTTGCGCCGGGCAAAGGTGCGGGTGCGCGCCTCGGCCAGCGAAATCGCATCGCCTTCTCCCTCCACATCCAACGGGTAGCCATCCACCTCATCGAGGAAGAGGTAGCGCACCGGCATGGAGCGCAAGCCCACCGCACTGTTGGCGCCGGTCATCACCAGCACGCCACCATGGAACTCCTTGGCGAGGATGGTGTTGCCCGAGTCCCGACTGCGGGCTGGGGCGATGCGCTCCTGGATGGCGGGGCTCTCTTCGATCAGCGCATCAATGCGCTGCTTGGAGGCCCGCTTGGCCATCTCCACCGTGGGCCACACCGCCATCATCGGGCCTGGGGCGTGGTGGATCACATAACCCACCCAGTTCAGTCCCAGTTCCGTGCCGCCGACCTGGGCGCCTTTCATGAACACCACCCGCTCGATCGGCGACATGGGTGACAAGCAGTCCATGATCTCGCGCAGGTAGGGTGTGCGACTGGTGCGCCATCGGCCCGGCTCGGAGGCAGCCTTACTGGAAAGCACCCGGTGCTTGTCGGCCCATTCGGACACCGTGAGCAGCGGATCGGGCGTCAGCCCCTCGCGCCAGGCGCGCTCGATGGCGTCCCAGCCTTCGTAGTAAAGCTCTTCCATCATCAATCCACTGATCAGTCCACTTTCGGCTGCAAGTCGCCCAGGTCCTGCAGTTGCTGGCGCACGGCGGCATCCAGCGCCACATGCAAAACATGGGCATCAACACCCAGCCCTGCGGCCATCTGCGACGAGATGCGTGCTGGCCAGTTGAGCCAGGCATCGCGCTCGGCCCGGGCCAGCTTGAACACATGGGCCACGGCCTGTGACCGATCAACCAATTCGCCCTTCAAGCGGGCCAGACGCACCTTGTTCGTCTGCGCCTTGACGACTTCGTTGACCGTACGCGCCTGCAGGAGTGAAGTTCCACCTGAGGACAGCGCCGGGGTGGGTGGCTCAGGCGTTTCCCGCGCCACCTTGGCGGAAGTCTGGGGAGTCTCGCGGGCAGATGCGGAAACCTGCGAGGCAGGCTTGTCACTGGCGACATCGGCCACCGACCGTCGGGTCGGTGTGGTGTTGGCCGCCCACTGGGCATCGGCCACTACCGGATCGATGGTGCCGTCCGGCAACTGGCTGATGCGCCCGGTGTCGATGGCTTTCTTGACGGCCACATGCGACACGCCTCTGTGGCGCGCGTAGGCGCGAATAGACAGTCCCATGGTGTCGGTTTACTCAGTGCAAATGGGTGGCCTCCTGGATGCGTTTGGTCATGCAAAGGCGAGTGAATCACCCGGGATAAGAAAGAGCTTGGCTTTGGGTGCGAACAGCGCGTCAATCACATCGCCCTCAACACACCCGTCACAAGAAAGGCCAAAACGATGAACAAGCAAAGCACCCAGCACGTCCAAGACCTGCTTGAAAAGATCGCACTCGACCACCTTTTCATCGAGACCCTGGAGACACAAATGAGCGACCGCCTCGACTTTCATGAGGTGAGTGTCTGGGGCGTCAAAAGCGCGCTAGAAGCTGCCTTTGAAGCCGGCCTGAACGTTGCGACCGGCAAACAACCCATCAATCACGCCCTCCATTGATCAGGAAAGCACCATGACCACCAAACTCACCCCCGCCGAACTCACATCTACCCAACACGCCATACTGGCCTATTCCCATGAGCACACCGAAGGCAAGATCACTTGGTTTCCAGAGAACATCAAAGGCGGTGCACGCCAAAAATTGATCGACAGCCTCTTCAAGCGCGCCCTGATCACCTACGACGGCCAGAACTGGTTCCTCAGTGCCGCGGGCTACGACGCACTGGGCGTGCCGCACAAGGCGCCCTTGAGCGTCCAGAATCTTGATGCGGTAATCAAAGCCGCAGCAGATTCAAAACCTCGCACCCGGGAGAGCAGCAAGCAAGCCCAAGTCATTGCCATGCTCAAGCGAGCCGAGGGCGCAACGATCAGCCAGATCTGCCAAGCCACCGGATGGCAGCCGCACACCGTACGCGGCGCCTTTGCCGGCGCCTTCAAAAAGAAATTGGGGCTGCAAATCACCTCGACGAAAGAGTCGGGTGCAGAGCGGATTTACCGCGTCGCCTGATCAGGAGCCACGCCATGAAAACAATGACCATCAGTATCGAAAGAAAGCCCTTGACCGTTGAGATCCATGGGCAAGTGATTGAAGTTGAAGAACTCAGCGTTCGCCTTCCCTTTGCGCGCAAACCGGCAGACCTCAAGGACATGAGCGCCAGCGAGGACTGCGTGGTGTACGTCACCGAGACACGGTGCATGACACCCGAAGAGTTCGATGGATTTGCGGCCAACCTGCAGGTCTCGCGAAACTGGCTATCTGGCAAAGGCGGGTACGTCGGCCAGGGCCGTCTGTGTGTTGAAGTGCATGCACCTGGTCGACCGTTCCTGTACGTGGATCCCAGTGGAAGCGACTACGGGAGGTACGTGGCCCGTCTGGGTTAGGTGCCTCACTGAAAACCGACCAACTTACTCGACCAAAGCCTTGGCTTCTTGATCGATCAGCGCGTCAATGGCGTCATCGCACACAGACACGGAGCCCACCATGACCTGCAACCAGATCCCTGCCACCCATAACGAAGCCTGGGGCTTTTGGGGCACGATGAACAACCAAGCAGCAGTGGCCTGGCCGATCGCGATGATCGCGATCTCGAACGCCACTTGTCAGCCCCTTGAATCGGTTCGCGCCTTCCTGGACAGTTGTCATGGTCGCCACTTTGCCGATGATGTGCTCAACGGCCTGCACGCTGGAGAAAACCTGCAGGATGCGATCCACGCCGCCACCCAACGCTGGATGGGCTGGACCATCGGGCGTCTGACAAGTCAGCGGCACGGTATCCCCAAGGGCATGCCCTACCTGACGGGCTTTGTGATTCACTGCGAGATCATCGAAGAGGCACTGGCCGACTGACGCACCCGCAGGGCTTCAAAGCTCCGGCGCAGCGCGTAGCTGCGCACGATCGACACGACCGTGAAGATCAGACCGATAAGCAGATTCTCTGTGACGGTGACGGCCAGGCCGAAAAGCGGAAACACCAACACCTGCGTGACCACCGCCACCCCGTAGCCCACCAGGACATTGGCGAGCGATTCCACGAGAGACATGAGACGCGACTGCTTCATGCTTCGGCATCCTCTGGATCGGCTGTGACTGCTATGCCCGCCAATGCCGTCAGATCATTGAATTTGACCGCGTCAGCTTCCCTGTAGGCTTCTTGCCCACTCCAGTCCTGCCAGCGGCGCACGATCACGTCCACGTACTTGGGATCGAGTTCGATCAGCCAGCCGATACGACCGGTTTTCTCAGCGGCGATGAGGGTGGTGCCAGAGCCGCCAAACGGATCGAGCACGATGTCACCCGGTCGGCTGGAATTGCGGATCGCTCGCTCGACCAACTCCACTGGCTTCATGGTCGGGTG